GTCATATAAATATTGAGATCCTCTCTCTCTTTCATCTTCTCTTCCTCGTCCTCCTAGCTTTGATCCTCATCCTCTAACGGTTTTTGCATTCACAACAAATTCACCATCACTGAGCATTGCGGGTATTTCATCACTTGTCTCGGTTCCTGGACCTTTTATGGGTCCGTTCTTACGAGGAAAATCTCCGCCATCAGCTAAACTTATTATTCCTCCACTGGCCATTTGATAACCGTAAGGTCTACCGCTACTTCCGTAAGGTATTAGTTGAGTACCTCCCATATTTGCTTGACCTAAATCTCTAAATGGACTTTGTGTTCCGTATACTTTTTCAATATCCATTGTTCCTCGGTCATCATCTGATGATGCTGCTGCTCCTAGTCCTAATCCAAGTAAAGCGCTTTTTATAGGATTGGCTTTTATTAAACCTAATCCTTGACTAAATATACTAGGTTTTGCGAGAGAGGCAGCAGTTTTTGCTTGAGTAACACTAGCCCCTGGTTGAGTAACCATAGCTCCTGCACCTTTATTAAATAATCCACTTAGTCCTTGACCAGCTTGCATTCCACCAAATTTACTGAGAGCTCCTCCTGTTAGTCCTGCCATTGCGGCAAATTTTAAAGCTTCTTCGGGGCTTTTTCCGGCGATCAAACTTCCAAGTCCACCACCAATGGCGGAGCCCAGCATAGGGCCACCATATAAAAATCCTAATCCTGCACCGATTATAGGGGCGGCTTTTTTAGCCATTTTAAAAATCTTCTTTAGCATGTTCTCCTTTTGCAAGTCATGATTGTAGGTAATATAAGCAAGAAGGCTAAACTTGTAGAATACGCCAATTTAATTCTATATTTATAGGCAAATTATTGCTATATGACAATACATATTTATAGCTAAAACCAAAACAAGGAAAGAATGATGGCTAAGAAAAACTCTCCAACTATAATTACGGTTCCCTCCTATCCTAGTGCTGGGCGTCCTTTAACAGGTGATGAGTGGAAATTTGTACAAAAAAATATAAAAAATTTTAAAAAAATATCAACAAAGGATATAAAAAGTAATGGCAAAAAAGGAAAAGTCTAAAGAAGAAAATATCGAGTTCCAAGCTATTCGGCCTTTCGGTCCAACAATAGTTAGAGGAACACTCCCCAAACACTTACTTGAATTGATGGATACGAAAGCAACAGAAATGTTAGGGAATGAAAAACTTTCAAAAGAGTTTGATCATTCAGGTTCTCTTGCTGGTAATGTTAAACAAGAAGTGCGGTTCCCAACTGAATGGATGGATACAAATGCATTTATTCCTATGGTAAGCTTCATAGGAGAAATGGTGAAAGCTTACCTTTCTATGCCTCCAGCCAGTGAAACTATTAAACCTGAGTTTGTAGGGAAGATGGTTATGGAATCTATGTGGGTAGTGTCACAATATGCAGGGGATTTTAATCCTTTTCATATTCATGAAGGCCAATTATCAGGCGTGTTTTATTTACGGGTTCCCCCAAGCCTGCCTGAAGAGTATGCAAAAGAAGATCATTATCCTACAGTGGGTGATATATGTTGGTTCGACGGAAGAGCCTCAACATTTAGCGGACATAAATTTCAACACTCGCCTAAAGTTGGTGATATATTTTTATTTCCAAATTGGTTAGCACATGGTGTCTATCCTTTTAGAACCCCTAATGAAGAAAGACGATCTGTGTCATTTAATCTTCACCTTGTTAAAAAAGAAGAAGAAAAAAAATTATTGAAATGATTGATATTAACAAGACCCCCATGGTCCGTGTGACGTGGGTCGATGCTCGTGATACAGAAACAGGGTGGCTTGATATTAAAGATGTTTTAAAAGCGCATCTTGCTATATGTCAAGAAGTAGGATGGATGGTTGTTAATAATGCTGAAAAAATAGTTATTATGCGTTCTTATAGTAAAGATAAAGAAGATATTACTGGAGGAGGTGCTATTGCTATTCCTAAAGGATGGATAAAAAAAATAGAATATTTAAAAATAGATTATGCAACACAATAAGGAAACGGCGTATGTTCAATATGTAGATAATTTTTTTAGTATTGAAACATTAGAATCATTACAAGAAACACTTATTAATTTAAAGTATACCGATGTAGAAAATGAAGAAGGACAGCATTATGGCCAAAGGCACACTTTTCCTCTTCATCAATTTAAAAACGATCCAGTCTTACAACGTATTAAAGAATTCTTTTTTCCTTATACAGCTTTAGAACCCCTATCTATTCATGCACACTTACGCCACAATCAAGGAGAACCTAAAGTACATATTGATACGGATAAAGGAAACATAGCAAATTTTCTTTTCTTTGTTAAAGGAGAACCATTATTAAATAATGGGACCGGGTTTTTTATAGGTAGTAAACTTTCTTCACATATAGGATTTGTAGAAAACCGAGCTTTATTTTTTAATGGTAGTAAAATATGGCATACAGACTTACAGGGGCTAGGAGAAAGTTCTCCTCGCTACACATTAAATATTTTTTATAGACAAAAGGTTTCTAAAGATGCCGGGTTCTAAAATATTTATTGGAACCCCATGTTATGGGGGAATGATTTCTGTAAATTATTTTGAAAGCTGTTTACGTTTAATGTCTGAATGCTCCCTCCATAAAGTAGGATTACAGTTTGGAACAATTGGAAATGAATCTTTAGTAACGAGAGCTCGTAATACATTGGTTCAATTATTTATGGATCATTCAGAGTATACCCATTTACTTTTTATAGACGCTGATATTGGATTTAATGAAAGAACTGTTATGCGAATGTTAGAGCTTGATGAAGAAGTAGTAACAGGAGTGTACCCACGAAAGACTATTGATTGGGAAAAAGTTATACGAAAAGTAAAAGAAAAACCTGATATTAAAGAAAATGAATTATTAGCTTCTTCATTACAATATAATCTTAATGTGGAAAATCCAGAACATGTGGAAGTAAAAAAAGGTTTTATTAAAGTACTAGACGGCGCAACAGGATTTATGTTGATTAAAAGACAAGTATTTGAAAAAATGGCTAAAGCTTATCCTGAATTAAAATTTAAATCGGATCAGCATTTGAATGAGCCTCATGACAAAAGATTTGATTATCATGACACATCCGATTGGAATTACGCTTTTTTTGATACTACGATTGAACCAGAAACTAAAAGATACTTGTCAGAGGACTATGCTTTCTGTAGACTATGGCAGAAAATTGGTGGGACCGTATATGCTGACATTACGAGTGGGCTGACGCACTATGGGACTTATGCCTTCAAAGGCAATGTAGGTACTCAATTCTTGCCACCGAAGAAGAAATAATTTAGTATGTATTCTTATGCAATTAACCGATTTAAAATTTCAACCAGGTGTAGATAAACAAGACTCCCCTTATGCAGCAGGAGATGACCGGCGTTATATCGATTCTCAATTAGTAAGATTTCATTACGGAAAACCTGAACGTTGGAAGGGGTGGGAATATCTTCCCAATCCCAATGAAACCCTCATTGGCGTGGTCCGGGACACACATTCGTGGGTTAGTTTAAATGGAACTAGATATCTTGCTTTAGGAACCGATAGAAAATTATATATATTAGAGGGAAGTGCTCTTCATGATATTACACCTATTCGAGAAACAGCTAGTTTAACAAATCCTTTTACGACAGTAAGTGGTAGTCCTATTGTAACGGTAACGGATGCTTCGCATGGAGCAATAGTAGGCGACTTTGTTACATTTGATGATAGCTCTGCTAACAATGTTGTAGATGGTATAGAATTTAATAATGAATTTGAAATTACTGAATATGTTGATGCCAATACTTATAAAATAACATATTCTTCTAATGCTACAGGATCAACGGCGGCCGGAGGTGGATCAGTAACGGCAACTTATCAAATTTCTGTTGGCCCCGCTACATCAACTTATGGATATGGTTGGGGTGTTTTAACATGGGGATTAAGTACATGGGGTACCGCTAGGTCTTCATCAAGCGTCACCATTAATGCTCGTCAATGGTCATTGGATAATTTTGGCGAGGACTTGATTGCTACCGTCTTAAACGGGGGCACTTATCAATGGGATACTTCAGGAGGCACAACAACTAGGGCCGTGAGCCTTGGTGCAACAGCCCCGGTAGCTTCTCGTTTTTCTTTAGTATCATCTGACACAAGACACTTATTTTTATTTGGCACATGCACAACAGTTACAGACGGAACAACGCAGGATGATTTATTTTTTAGATTTTCTGATCGTGAAAGTTTGACGCAGTGGGCACCAAAATCGACAAATGAAGCGGGATCATTGCGTATTGCCGATGGTTCCCGTATCATAGGGGCGGTAACATCAACAGGTCAAATCCTGGTATGGACCGATCAATCCCTGCACGGTATTCAATTTGTAGGAACTCCCT